GATCGAGCAGCTCAAACGCTTCGACAAAGAGGAGCAGCTAGCGATCATCGAGGCTCTCGATGATAAGCGGCGCAAAGAAAACTATGTAAAGTATTGGGAGGCCCAGCCCCAGCAAGCCCCCCATTTCAAGGAATTCACCAAGGAACTCAAGATATTCGGGATTCTTGGAGGCAATCGCAGTGGCAAGACTGAAGAGGGAGTCTTTATTGACGTTGCCTGGGCCCTTGGCAAAAAGTATTTCGAAGGAGAACCTGCCTACGAATACGTCAAGGACCTCCCAATTCCTGAACCACCCAACAATATCTGGATTGTCGGCCTTGATTACGGGCTCCTGAAGAATGTTATCTGGTCTGAAAAGCTCCGACAAGGACGAGGTCATCCACCCTTACTCCCCCGAGACCCTGATATTGTTAAAAGGGTTGTCGATGGGGAGTTCCAGGTGTATTTCACGAACGGCTCGATTATTACTGGAAAGTCAGCAGACGCAGGGCGAGACAAGTTTCAGGGAGCAAGTGTCGATCTTGTTCATATAGACGAGGAGTGCGAGGCGGATGTCTTTGACGAGTGTTATCAGCGCACTGCTGATTGCGCTGGCAAGTTACTTCTTACTCTCACACCTCTCACAGATGTTGCATCTGGGGTTAAAACCCCCTGGGTATTCAACCTGTATGAGGATATGCTCCGGGGTCAGAAGGATATTAAGTTTGTAAAGTTGAATGTTCTCAAGAACCCCTATGTCCCCGAGGACGAAAAGGTTCGACTGATTGAGAAATGGAAGGGGAATTTTGAGGAAAGTGCCAGACTCTTCGGAGATTTTATACAGCGCAGTGGGTTGGTCTATCCGTTGTGGAAACGAAGTGTCCATGTCATTGACCCGAAACCCTTACCAAGACAATGGCGACGAATTGTATCCATTGACCCTGCTGCAACAGGGACTACTGCGGCTGTCTGGGCCGCCATTGAGCCTGGTACCGACGATCTCTATCTCTACAAAGAATACTACGAATCCAACAAAATAGTCTCTGAGCACGCAAAGGATATCTTGGTTCGAAACGGGAGCGACCCAATTGACATCTGGCTCATAGACCCCAAGTGGGGAAGTCAACGCAATGCAGAAACACATCGGACTGGCCAGCAACTCTACCGGGAAAATGGAATCCCCGTTAGGCTGGCGGACGTTAACTATGACGATTATGGACTTAACGCTAGTAGGGAGTATATCTCTGCTACTCTTGATAAGTCCAGCCGCCATCCAAAAGTTTACGTCTTTAATGATCTTAAGAAATTCCAATGGGAAATCGAGAGATATGTTTGGGACTATTATGCCCGAGGCGACCAGAAAGGTCTCTCGAAGGATAAGCCCCTTAAGCGGAACGACCACCTCATTAATGCCTTTCAGTATTTGTGCTGCCTCAAACCCCGAGGTCGGAAGACCGGCGCTTGGATAAGAGATGAGGCCTCCCAAAAACAGGCGGCAGCCTTGAACAGTTACACTTAACGACAGTACGCCCGCGTGACTTGCTATCCGCGTGCGTTTCTTAGGGGAACCAGGTTTTGGAGGGTCAACCTACTCCTCGAAGCGGCTCTTACCTAGCGTAAAACCTTCCCCGGATTTTATTCCTCGCATAGAACGGGGTTCGAACCCCAGGAGAAAACCATGAGTAAGTTCGTCCATGGCCTATTGCAGGTGCTAGGCGTGGTGGTTCAGGTAGCCAATGCGGCCTCTGGTGTAGTTCCTGTTAAATATCAGGGACTCGTGGCTAGCATTATTGCTGCCATCCAATCCGCCCTAGCTTTATATAATCATCAAAATCCTCAAGGAGCGAAATGAAGAAACTACTTTCCGGGGCACTAGCCCTAATTTTATGTGTCTCGATGGTTGCTTGTACAGTGGATCAGGTCCTCGCGGACATCGAAGTGGTCGTGCAGATTGCGGCCAGTATCGTTCCAGCAGTGGGAGCGATCTCGCCGACAGATGCCTCTGTAGTTCAGAAACTCTCAGATGATGCCACGGCGGCTATCAAGGTCATTCAAGCTGATTATGACACCTATAAAGCCTCGGGCGCGACTTCAGACCTAACTCGTTTACAGTCCGCAATCAATGCTATCCAGACCAGTCTTCCACAGGAACTGGCGGCTGCGCATATTTCCGATCCCAAAACTGTCGCGAAGGTTACGAATTGGTGCAACTTGATCTATTCAACCGTGAACGCGATTGTCGCCGCGATTCCTGCGCTAACGCCAGTTCCGGTTGCCGCAGTTTCTGCGAAGTCAGTTTCCGCTCCTGCTGTCTTCCCGACTGCCAAGGTCATCGTAGCCCGTTGGAACAGTGAAGTTTGCCAGGGCGATGCGGCCTGCGCCAAGCTCGTAAAAGTTAAGAAACACTTCCTCGGTCTCTAATTGAACGTCAAGCAAATCCTCGATCGCGGGGTTCAGGAAACTCGATTCAAAGATGAATCCTATTCCTACACCGGGCTCCGCGACTTCAAAGATGAGCAGCCAGAAATCTTAAAACTCGGGTCCAAAGCCCCAGTATCTCGACCCCGTACGAAGGTCTCCCAAAATAATTCGTACACTTAGCACCCTGAAAGGAACCAATTAATGGCCAATACAGCTAATGCTATTTGGGCTACTGGCGCTGCGCCAGCTTTTACTAACCAAGTTGTGGCATTCGGAGGTCGTGATGCGACTGAACTAGCATATCATGGATATGTGACGTTCACTGGTGATAACTCCACTGCCTCTTTGACTGTCAACTTCATTGATGGTACACAGACTCCATTTTTCACTCAAGCTAACCCGCCTGTCGCTGTTGCCCCCAAGGCCGTGTTTGTCGGTCCGATGAACGGCGCGGCTTCCTCGGCTGTTGTAATTCAGTCTGTATCAACCGTAAACACCACCGGTTTCGTCGTAACTTTCACAAGCACGGTTCCGGCCAGTGCGTTTACGCTTCCGTTCATTATCTTCCCGTACGCTGTCTAATGTCTAATGCAGTAAATCTCGGTGCGGGGGGGTTGAGGCCCCTCCGCTTCGGAATCCTAAGGGGGAATCAAATGGAAACCGACTCGAAGAAATGCGGGGGTGGCCATTATATCTACGTCGCTGAAGTGGTTTACATTCAGAAAGACGGTAGATTATTTGTAGTAAATGTTTGTCGTGCGTGCGGGAATGTCTCGTTCCATGAAAAACAACTTGCTACTCCGGGCACTCCAGCTCTCCTTCTAAAAGAAAAGGAAAAGCAAAATGAGTTATAACCAACGAGATGATCAGGGTCTATTTGGACCTTTAGCTGGAGTAGAAATCCCCAACGGAGCCGGGCAATCTTTGATTGTCGCTCATCAATTGAGCGAGCCAAGCGGGCTGTTTGGGTTGGCTGCGGCTACTTTTGTTAGCCAGGCCACGACCGCTGGTACCTCATACACAATCTTTATGGCTCCTCCGCAGGCATCTGCGACCACGAGTCAGCTTCCCCAGGGTCAGTCCTATCGAATCATTGGGGCGAGCGTGTTTTATACAACTGCCGCAGCGGGTGCCGCGCAGATGTTTGTGGAAATTTGTCCGGCTGGCACGGCTAATGGCTCGGGCAACAACGCGATTCAGCAATCTAGCAACCCGTATTACTTGCTGAACACTGCTTTGACCACGGCCAATACTCCAAACCAGATTCTTTTGGCCTCCAATATTGATAACACGATTATCCTTCCTGGTGGAAGGATCAACGTTTATGTTACTACTGTGGCCACGACAGGTTTGGTGAACTTCACTTTGGTGGTCAACGTCGCGAGGATCAGTTAATGGCTAATCCGAAGCCGCTTCAACGAGGTGATGTAGCGCCTGATCTGTCTGACTATAACTTCAGCAATGAAGCCGATAGACGGGCGGATCAGACCGTCACTATTGTAAGATCGAATCCGCAGAATTATCATGGTGAATATCCGGCGGCTGATCAGAGTCGCGCCGAAGGTGGACGCCTTTGGAAGGTCGGGCAAGCAACTCCAAATGAATTTCTGTCGGCTCCATTCCCTGTAATCCAGATGGACGGGGATGCTACAGGCTATCCTGCGGAGGTTCATGAGATCGACCTCGATTCCTACGGAGATTGCTACGATCCTACTGCCCCGATGCGTGTTCGCACAGTAACGAATTATCACTTGGATAGTGATCACGATGGCCAACTCAATTAACTTTAGTTTCGATGACAAGCTGGCGAAGCCAGTTGACGAACTCCCCACTAGTTATGAACATAAATCTAGTGATGTGAGTCATCCTCCGCAAACTGCGGATGGCGACGAGTATCTATGTGGGAACTCTGGCCCCGAACATTCCTATGCAAACGCCGGGCGCGATCAAGATCGCTCGCGCGTGGATGAACGAATTGCAGCCCAAGGCTGCGCGAGGTATGTAAGTTGAACTTCTCCGGCCTGGTAACCCCCAACTATGGCCAGATGGGTACAGAGAATCTACCCGCTGGCAATGGTCCTGCCATTCCTTACGGAGCTGGTAACCCTGCTGCTTCAGGGCCAGTGCTTTCAACCGGCACCATGCAGGGACCTTCCAGCCCCGCGACCTCAAACATCGGCTACCGACCAACCTCGGGTCGAGCGGATCGACTCGACGCCAACATTGTAGGAGGCTATTCTGGAGGCGCTACTACTCGCATTTAGCTTATGTATCCTGACTGGACTCGACTTATGGATTTCGCAAAAGCGGTGGAAGCAAGGCGCTCAGGACCTCAATCCGGTGGTCCAGCACTTTGCCAGCAAGAGTATAATGGCTGGACTCATGAGTCTGGCCGCGATCAATCTTTTAGTAATGGCGGCTGCTTTCCTCTACCTACCCCTCGTTTGGATGTTACTCGGAGGCAAACTGACGCTAGCTTCACTTCAAATAAGGAGTCTTCTCGATGAGTACAGCAATCCCCGCTAGCCCAAATTATGCAAATGTATTGACCAGCGGAACGGATACCAGCATCGTCAACAGCACGTCGGCGGCTGGAACTGGTTATGGTTTTACCGATGCGCCAGTAGTGACTAGCAACTCTCATCCGGTGGTCATGCGCGCGGATGGAGCCCTATGGGACTATACATCCGGCGCTTATGTTTCGATTCAGAATACCTCGGTCGGCACAACTTCGTGCCCGAAGAACGGACAATAAATGGCAAACACTGTAAGAGTTCTTCCTGGTAATGTAGCAATGTCTAGCTTCGCCCAGAGTGGAGCAGCCACCACGACCCCTACCTCCCCAGAAATGGTTGGTGAAAAGAATAAGACCGTGACTGTTCAAGGTCCTTATAATGCGCAGCAGTCGAGCGCGGCCACCTCCGATGTGGTTGGGGTGTGGGCAGATTATGGCGTCTATGACTATACGATTGCCGCGAATCTGGATGTGAACTCAACTAATTTCAAGGACAACGCCTAATGAGCGTCCGAGCTAATACAACCAATACTCTAGGAACGTCGCAGGTTTCTGGGGGTAATGTCGCGACCGCCGGGACCTTCATCACGACCTTCCCGCGTCCAAGCGGATTAACTATCACGGTTACCCGCCTCAATGGCGAGATGTCTGCTGCTGGTGCGGCCGTTGGCGACACAGTGGAGCGCGACTCGGATGGTGGCTTTTGGGATACAACCGTGGGTGTTCGAGTACCTGCGGACTTTACGAGTTATCAACTCGGGAATGATATGGTCAGTAACTGATGAGCAACCGATTCAATGAAACGAACAACGGCGGTATCCTAACCATTTCCGGGGGTAACATGCCCGCCTCAACTTATGCCAACCAATACCAGCCCACTAGTCGAACCGTCGGTCAAGGTGGTGCTGGAGCTAAGGCCTCGATCGTTGTAGTTGCCAACTCCCATCCGGTGGAAGTTGCCGGTGATGGCGGGCTTTGGGATACTACAAGTGGCGTCGCGGTGCAGGACTTCCAAACTAACATCCTGTGCATTGGCACCTAAGTTTGCCCAGGCACGACGCGCGTTCCTCCCCTCTTTCGCGCTAGTACCTCCGCCCTCCTCCTGCCTCGCGTTGAGGTAACTAAGGCCTGGGCACTAACCTAACCCCGTTTTAAGCGAGGAGTAAGTTTGGCTGACAGCAACACAAGAG